GCTATTGTCATTGCTGTATAAAAACTTTTGAGCACCGCGAACACTATCAATTAAACGGTGCCAGTATCCAAGGTTGCGAGCCTTAATCCACACCCAATCAGGCGAGAAGTTCAGCCCACTGATGGTCTGCGTCGAGCCATTGCCGGTGTAGAGCTTCACGTCCATCGCCGTGGCACCGTTGGCAATCGTCGGCGTCGGCAGCAAGGTATCCACGAGCGGCGAGAAGCCCGACGGGGCGCTATACGCAAAGGCGCGTTGGCCGGCGTTTAAGGTCAATAGTTGAGTTCCAGCCGTAGTAGCATTGGCAATCATTGGCTTCCATCCAGAAGCAGATGTTGTCAGTGTTATTGCCCCTTGAGATACGTTGTTTTTATAGAATGTAACTGTGCCACTGTCTAGATTCAGTGCGACACCAATAACGTCACCAGCACCGTAAGACGCGCCATACGAAGTGTTGCTAGGTGAATTAACCCACTTGGTACCGTTGTAAGACCAATAGTGTATGTAAGTACCGGATTCATCGTAAACGCTTTTTACATAATCAGCCGCGCCGATTATTCCAATAGAAGCTCCCGCTAGTCCATTGGCAGTGTTATACGTGACTTCCCAGTAATACTTGCCACTACCGGCAAGAGCTATTGTACCTTTTGCGGTTGAAGCCGTTGAGCTGGCAAAAGTGGCTAGAGTAGCGTCAAGATTGCCGTTGCTAAGAATTGGCGAGTTTAAGGTATCAACTGCGTTCCACGTGCAGTAGTTTCCCCTGACCTCGCCGCCCACGCCAGTGCTTGTGCCGTAACTGGTGGGTGTATCAACAAGGCTGTCGTTTCCTGAACTGTAGACGGGATCTATAAGCTGGCTTCCATTGACCTCAACCCCGAAAAGATAGGCTCCGTTACCTGCGGATATTCGCTCTAATCCAATAGAAACCAAGGGAGAAGCGACCCCTTTGGAGGCTAAATATGTTTGGTTAATTTCTGCGTATCCTGTGCTGCCAATCGCCATGTCAACGCCGTTGACAAACAGTCTACCATTATTTCGTCCGTACCAGATTTTGATAGTCGAATACGGAATACTCTGGGCGAATGTAAACGTCCCAATTCCGTTTGTACCTGGGAAATAATAAGACGACGACGACGACGAGGAGTCGCCATCAAACGCCTTGGTAGCTTCAAACCCAGCTTGCCCTGCGATGCTTGCAGTGGCCGACCAGTTTTGAGATGTATTGCCGCCTAGGTCAACCGAAAGGTTATTCGGCGTCCAGTTGTTGTTGTTGCCAGAAGTGTCCTTCCCTAATGCAGCGGCAGTTGCTGCACTGTTGTCGGCAAAGTCGAGGTGGAAGGAGTTGCCGGGATACGTGCCGGTGTATGCCTTGGGGTTCCACGCGCCGGTGGTGGCGTCGGTTTCGCCAAAGCTGCTGGGGGTTAAGGCTTGGCCGTCAACACAATAAAAATCAGCCAAATAGAAGCTGGCATGGCGAGTATTATTGTCACTGCGTCGTCCTATCGCTTTTGCGGAACTGGCAAAGAAATCTATGTTGGCAGTGTTAATTGCCTGAGTTGTCTGCTGGACCCCGTTTATGTAAAGAATGCCGTTGGATCCGTGCGCACGAGAGTAAAGAATGTGATACCAAGCAGATGGGTCACGCAGCACCCCGTTACTCTTTGCTGCATTGCCATCTAACCCGGCGGCGTCATTAGTGGCCCAGAGAGCACCACTTTGGTAACTGCCATAGTAAGCGATAGTTAAATAGCCCGCTGCTGGGCCTGACCAGATAATTTGTTGATCGGCAGATAAGTTTGACAGTTTCAGCCAAAACGAGAAGGTAATGGATGTATTTGCCACCGGAGTTCGTGATGTACCCTGAGACAAAAAAGCACTGTCAGTACTGTTGAAACGGAGCGAACGTGGAATGGTGTAGGCAGCCGCAGCTCCACCTTGGCCGGAGGAGCCAATCAGCATGTTCTCGTGGAAAACTGACATCAGCTAAATGCCTTAGTGAGGACGGCGTGGATGCTGCCGCTTGCGCGGACAATGTAGTCAATCCTGTCAACAGCGCTGGACGCTGTGCTTAGCGTCGGTGCTGTGCCACCAGCAAATTCCCAATCCGACGAGTATGCCAAAGTCCGCGAACCTGTTCCATCCTGAGTAATAAACAGTGATCCCGATTGACCCGCTACTTGGTTGGTCGGATTACCCAAAGTTCTGCTGCCCCCGAGCGTGACCGAAAAATTATTTGAGTCTGAAAAATCGACGCTGATTGTGGCCGCATCGGTAAGGGCAGTCACCTCAGCCCGCTGTCCCTTCGTAAAGGTCTGCGCCGTATCAAGCCCGGCATAACTAGACCAACCCAGCGTTCCAGTGCCATTCGTGTTCAGTGCTTGACCGCTAGTACCATCAACACTTGGTAGGGTCCACGTAACGTTGCTGCTGATCGTGGCAGGTGCTTGGAACGCCACGTAGTTGCTGCTATCGCTGTCGGCAAACCGCAGATCAGATTGGGCGTTCAGGGTTACATCACCCGTAAGCGTTCCACCACTGCTCTTGAGATAGCTAACAAAGCTAAGCGTGCCACTGCCATCGGTTGCTAACGCCTGATCTGCTGTGCCATCACCACTGGGGAGGGTGAATGTAACGTCGCTGGGTACGTTTGCCGGTGCTTGGAAGGATAGGTAGCTGCTGCTATCTGCGTCACCGAAACGCAGGTCACTCTGGGCGTTAAGCAGCAGGTTGCCGGTCATCGTGCCACCAGCCAGCGGCACATAGCTGCTCAGGTCGCTGGTCAGTGCGACCGTGCCAGTTGAATTGGGCAGCGTGATGGTCCGGTCTGCCGTTGGATTTTGGACCGCCAATGTGGTTTCAAAAGCATCGGCTGTGCTGCCTTCAAATGTCAGGCTGCCAGTGGTGCCAATCTCAAGGTTGCCGGTAACGGTGCCGCCTGCCTTGGCTAGTTTCTCATCTTCCAACTCCTGAATTGCCAGCTGGGCATTGGTGGCCGAGATATTGCCATACGGCGTAAAACTGATATTGGTGGCGGTCTGACCGGCAATGGCGTTAGAAACGTCGATCAGGTCATAGGTAGCACCGTTGGACAGGATCATGTCCGGTGGCGCCAGTGCCTCTGGCGGTGCATTACCTGTGCCGGTGCCCGACTGACTGACAACGAGGTAATGGCGGTTATTGGTGGAACTAGCAGCAGGCAGTGCGGCGCCAGTTGTATAGCCAGCAGCAGAACCAGCCGTAGTGGTAGACGCAATGACGTTAGTGTTAGCGTTATACGTGCCAGAGAAAATCAGCTCACCCGAGGTAATCGTGACAGGCAACCAAGACGAACCAGACCAGAGGTACAGGTCGCCGTTTAATTCATCCCAGAAATACTGACCTTTGAAATCAGCAGCTGGGAAAGTAACGATGCCGGCAGTTGATCCAGCACCACCAAATAGCACAACGGACGAATCCGACAGCTTGGTGCCCGTGATCGCGCTGGTGCCAATCCGAGCCGTATCAAACGTGCCGGTGGTGACCTTAGAGGCATCCAGATCAGGAATATCAGCTGCGCCAAGCGTGGCGCCAACCGTGACGTGCCCTTGGGCGTCAATCGTCACCTTGGTGTACGTGCCAGCCGTGGCGCTATTGCTGTGGTTTAGCTGACCGCTAGAAACCACCAAGCCACTGCCGGGATAAACAGCACCCTGGGCGACAGAGGTGGCGGCAGGAAGATCAGCAGCAGTAATTTGTCGGCCAGTAGTAATTAGACCTTTAGCGTTGTATTGCGTCAGGTGGTACTGACTTGTGTTGGCGGTGACAGTGTTATCAATGCGGATCTCGTCGCCGCTGAGTGTCAGACCGTTGCCATTGACCTGAACAGCACCCTTTGCACTGGTAGTGGCGGTCGGAATGTCAGCAGCAGTAATGGTCCGGTAACTGACAGCGCCAGCGGAACCGCTAGGACCAGCTAGAAATTCACCAGCAGCACTGGTGTTATCCAGCGTGGCGCTGATGGTTACGTCATTGCCGCTGGTTGAAACAACAATGTTGATGGTGCCAGCGGCGCTACCGACAACGGAACCGACAGAACCGGCAGCCTTGAAGCTAACCCACGAACTGCCGTCCCAGATGTAGGCGTTGCTGTCATCGGTATCAAGGGCGATCTGACCGATGAAGGCGCCAGAGCCGGGCAGTGAGGTGACCAGATCAACGGTGGATTCGTCAGCCAGCTTGGCGGCAGTTACCGCGTCGTTCTGGATCTTGGCGGTGGCAACAGCGTCGGTCGCCAGCGAGGCAGCAACAATCGAACCGGCACCAAACAGCACCTTGGCGCTTGGGATGGTGGCATCAGCAATCAGCGTGGTGGCATTGCCAACCAAGTCGGTGACTGTGATTTTTTTGGTCTCGCTTGCGGAGACATCAACAATCGGCAGTAAGTCGCCGGCGGCTAGGTTGGCACCCGCTAGAGCTGTTAATTCTGAAATCCGAAGATCAGCCATACCGCCTAAGCCGACAGGGCACTGTTACCACCTAGCTTAGCCGCCTTACACAATGTCTTCCTGCAGCAGCGATGCTGAAGCGTCTTGTTCCAAGCGAATATCATCCGCGTTTTCCTGTAGCACTTTGTCGGATGGAACGGTCTTGGCAAGCAATCTGATCGGTCCGGTGGTTACAAAATCGGCGCTGATTTCGACGGCACTGTCAGGTGAAAAATTGACACCAGCCTGCGTCACAATGCCATCAATTTCATACCAGATTTCGTCGTCAATAGTGGTTTTGGTGCCGTCTTCACTGCCGACTTTGAGGTAAAACTTGGCGCCAAACTTGCTGCCGACTTCTGTACGGATGGCAAGCTGCAAAAGATAGTTGGCGGATTCGGCAGCGGTTTGCTTGGCGTAGGACGGCAGGTATTCCCAGTAAGCGCGAAAATTACCGCTGCCGCTAATCAGGCTGGAATACTGCGAACGGAACTCGTCGCCAAGGGCAGTAATATCAACGGCCTCACGGCTGGTATTCAGCTCGAAGTATGTGCATTGCGCCAAAATGCGTGGAATGATGTTTACAATACGGACTGAAATAGGAATGTCTGTTGCAATCGAAGTCAGCACAATCGCTTGGGATTGTAGTCCTTCAACTGCCTTGTCAAAGGTGTCGTACAGACGGATGCCGCCAAGCTCATCAACGTTGATGTACCAGTGACCGGCACTTTGTAAGGCATTGACGATCCAGCCGCTTGTATCAACAAAGGCAAGGTCGGCGCCGTTCGTGCTGCGGATTTCAATTTGATCGCCGTTGTGTAAAAATCCTGATTCAAAATCAAAACTAAAACGACGGCGGCTTACATTTACGTCGCCCGGATTAACAACAGAAGTTTTTTCAGCAGCGTCGGAACTACGCCGTAATTCGACCAATCCGTAACTGCCGAGGTAAACGCTCATTACAAGTTCGCGGTAGTCAAGGCGCCAGTGCCTTGGAATGAAATCTGCGCTGACACAACCTCGCCCACGGATGCCCCAATCGAAGCACTGGTGATATACGCGGTCAGGGTCACATCGTTATTGGTGCCGCCGTTAGTTAGGCGCAATGTCAGGCTGACCGTATCGGAAGTGGTAACACCGCTGGTACGCACCAGTTTTTGCAGCAGTGTGCTGGCGTCGTTGGTGTTATCGCTATCAACGTAGTACAGCAGTGCAGCTGAGCCACTAAAAGATTGAACGCCGGGCACGTAATTACGTTGGCTGTCGCCCAGCGTGGTGCATTCCAGCGTTTCAAGGTCTGCCTGCAGCGTCCAGCTCGTTACCTTGACGAGGATGTTACTTCCCAGTAGCAGACGACCATCGCGGCCTGTGTAGACCTTAGCCATTAGAGCACACCCACCAGCTTCACTGTAACGCTACTGATTCCAGGTCGCACCGATGTAATAGACGGCGGGGACTCGTAACGCCAGTTATTGCCCGTTGGGACATCAATCGCGCCAGCTGTGCCAGACCAACCAGTGCGGACTTCGTTGGGGAGCGTAAATGTGCTGAAGCCGCCTTTGACTTCGTCGTAATGGGTAATGAAATCATCAGCAACAGTATCGGCAATGTTCTCGTAAGACAGATCCAGCGTCATGCCAGTGCGTTTATCACCGTACAAAATCCGCGTCTCTTTGCCCGACTGGGATTTGAAAGTTTTATACGAATAGTTGCCTGCCGAAAAATTGCGGGAAGTTGGCTTATAGGTGGGGTAAGCCATTAGGATTCCGAAACGCCAATGGTTTCAAATACGTTGCCGACGTTTAGTACGTCACGGGCGATCAAGCTGCGCCCACTTGAGTCTACTGGGTAGTTACTAGCCTTAATCGTCACAATGCCGTCGGTGTCCACGTCTAACGCCTCAATCTGATACACCTCATTGATGGCATAGGCGTTGATGACGGAAAACACCGAATCACGGAAGTTGGTTGCCACGCCGTTACTAATGACGAGGTTGCCGCGTTCCACGTAATCCTTGGTGCGGTCCCAGTAGTGCACGTCATAGGTGCCGTCGGTCATGGCGGTGACTGCAACGACGCTTCCATCAGCCTTAACAATGCCGTTGTTGGCTGGGTTATACGGGCTGCTTTGGGTTGAGACGCGGATAAATGCTCCAGGCTTAAGGCTTAAACCCCAAGGCAACGTTTTGAAGGTGATGCTGTGGGTGACGTGTTTGCGGAGGGCAAGGAAGAACCGCGCTACGCGGACAGCGTGCTCATCGCCAGTGATGTGGTTGAAAGTAAATTCCTCAATAGGTAATTGATCGGCGTCACTAGCGATGTAACGGACAACCACTGTGCGTTGTTCGGGGAAGCGATTGGTACTGCTTCGTTTGTACTGAACAACAGATTGGAATAATTTGCGATCTTCTAGTTCCAGCCATTGCAGTTCAAATGAGTCTTCGATCATGTTGCCCTCGGTGAACATTGCCGAGATCTGAATAGCACCGTTCGGATCAATGTTGTAATTGCTGTCGTAGGGCAGGGCTGGTTCAATGCTGAATCTGCCGTTTTTCAGTGATGTAAAACAAAGAACTGAAGGAGCGACTTGCGCGAGCCAGCTGCGGAGGTTGATCGGCTCCGCGATGGCATCATCAAAAAACAGGCGGTTAGCACGCAAATACCGTCCTGTTGTAATCATTGCGACTTGATCAATCAAACCAGAGCGTACAATCTTGCCGGCACCAGTGTCGGTATTGGTGAACAAGTACCAGGCAAGGTCGGTGAGCAGGTTGCTGGCTGCAATGTCGTTGTCAATCAAGCGATAAACGCGAGTGCCGTTTTTGAGGTAACAACGCAGTTGATCCAGCTGGGTGAAGTTATTGCTGGAACGCATTTTGATGCCAGCAAGAGCACAGTTTTGATACTGGGGCAATAAGTCTTCTGCCAGGCACTCGTTGACGTAGACAATTTCGTGCTCTGGGTTTTGGTCACAGCTGCGGGTGATTAGATCGCCATAATGTGAAACTTCTGCAATGCCGCTATACTGCTGAAATTGACGTGCAGTAGTTGGAGCAGCAGGATTGTATTTTTGCGCAAAACGTACTTCATAAGTGAAAACAAACTCATCGCCGTCTTTGTTGCTGGCATATTTCCTAAAGGTGTCGCCTGTTCTCCAGTTACCCGTATATGCATCAACATCAGAATCTGTATCAACAATTCTCCACCAACGGTTTCTGGCTGTGCCAAAACTTTGCTCATAGGCTTCTACAGTTACACGCATTACAACTTGCCTATTTGATTCAGTTGATGAACTCCAGCCACTTTGTGTGCGACGGCTGCCAACTGGGATATTGTTGAAATATGGATCCGCGTCAAAATACACGGACATAATGTTGCTTAACGTATTTGCCCGACACGCATCTCCAACCCTGTATGTAGAATTTGCCGCTGGTCTAGTACAAATAACGCTTTGCAGTCTTACATCCATCCTGGTTGGATCATCAACCCAGTAGCCGGTTGAATTCACCGTATCGGTCATTTCACGATGCGCCATGAAATCTTGAATGTTTACGAAACTGCCGCGACCGCCAATACTGAACGTTCCGTATGCGGTAGTGGATGTCCATCCCTGGTAAGGCGTTTTATTGCCGGCCAGCGAGAACGCAATAGATTCAGAACCACCCAACTGGATGGCTTGAGAGCTGGTAAATGGGCGCAGGCGATACTCAAATTGATCGCGTCGTGGATGTGTAATACGAATAAAGGAATACAGGTCAATCGGAGAGTCGCCAATTACAACAAACAGATAAGGACCTAAGAACATCCAGCCATCATTACGGTTTAGCGTGCGGACGGACTCAGAATCACTAAGACGTACATCCAGCGCAAAAAGTGAAATCCGATGGGCATAAGCTGTTAGTTTGCCTTCCGTGTAGCGGATGCGTTGGCGGTTGTCTCTTGCCAAACTTGCTGGTGATGGCAATGTATTGAAATTGGTAATTCCGTTAAATCGCGTCCAAACTTGGGACTTGATGCCGATTTCAGTTACATCGCAGCGGCGCGTATTCTGGATCGTGCCAATTTCGTAGCGGACAATTGGATAGAAAGCCTCGGGAATATCGGCATTGGCCAGTGAATCGGAAGCCGTGATTGCGCCAGCGGCTACAATGCCAATCTTGCGGGCAGATTCACTCCATGCTTCAATACATCTGAGTCTGATGCGATAACCGCTGACGCTATGGCGCTCCGGGTCGTACCGATCTGACGGACGTTGAATAACCTGCCAGGTTGAGCGACCAATCATGAAAGTGGCGCCACGGCCAAACAGTTGGTCATAACGTGTGACCTCGGATTTTACTCGTGAGCGAATGTCGTTTAAGTCAATGTCGTACTCGTTAGTATTAAAATCCTTTGCCTTGAACGGTTGAAGAGCTTGCTCCCCTTGTCCTAGCAAAATTGTTATTGTATCGTTTTTATTGACTACAACCTCTTTCGTTAAATTAGACCACGCATAAACTGTTTCACCGAATCTACTGGCACTTGAAACACTATAATTTTGCGTGGTGACTGTACCAGTTAATGCGTTGGTGTGTTCAATGACGCCGATACGGCTGGCATAGTTACGTCCTGTTCCGGGCATTCCAGACTCAACGTTGTCATACCAGCCGCCGTAGGTATCCATAACCAGCAGATAACGGTCTACATAACGCTGGACTTCAGTAAAGTTTTGTCGAATTTGTGGCATATCAGGCGACACGGAAACTACGCGCCAGTCAGGGCGAACGGGCGTGCCATTGGGGATGCCGCTATAAACGCCAAAGCGCGTTTGGGATGTCGGCGTAAATGCACCAGAAAATGCAGGCTGACTGCCGCCTTCACGAGTTGGGGCATAAAACGCTTCGCTGCCGGGCAGTGCGCCATCGTCAATACTCAGCGTGCCGTACTGTTTGTTGGAAATCAGTAAGCGGCTGGTGGTTGTAGATGCCTCAGCACCATTCCAATAAAAATCAAAATAATCGCTATAAATCCCGTCCATGGGCACATTGCCCAAATAAATACCCGCGAGGTCAGGTTTGGCGATTGGACCTTGGCCGGCAAGACCAATGAGTTCGGCAATTTGATATGAACCCCAGCTCTTGATACGCGACCACACCAAAGCTGGCGAAACCAACAATCCGCCGCTTGTGTAGGTGTTGCCTAGTGAATCGACCTGCGTGCCTTGGCGCGTGAAGACAATCGGCACCACGTTGCCGTAGGCGGCAAGATCTTGGGCGCTATCAAAGCCGTAGGACGGCGTAAAGATTTCCGTGCCGGTGGCGCTACCGAGCTGACGTGATGCGCCGGTTGGGCGGGTGTCGTACTGGGCTTGATTAGGCTTTGGCATTAAAAGATAAGCTGCGGCTGTTGATAGAGCACCCGTTACTAACGGGATTAGCACCATTGCCCATGTCACACCTTCAATATTTTGAATATCAGGAACTAACGCATATTCCGCGCTTCTTTCCTTTAACTTAGTTCTCGTATTAGCCGCAAAAGCTCTGTATTCATCTTCAGAGCACCCCAGCGTTTCAATCAGATATTTTTCATACGGAAGCAGCGGCAACTGCTGTGAACTGGCAAAGGGCACCATGCGACCGCCTTCAGGTGCTGGTTGATGTAAAGGCATCCTTGGCTCCAGCTGACCGCGAACGTAGCCGCTGTTTGCGGTAACAGTAATACGTCTCCATCGTACTGGGGCCGGTCAATCCTGACGCCCCAGCTCAGCAACGCCCGCAAAATTTGAGTTTTGTTGCCGTCATACCAGCTTGGGTCAAACACTGGCGTGGCAATGCCCAGACGATCCAGCACTGTGTAAACCAGATGGATGCAGTCCATGGCGCCATCAGGATCTGTGCCGTCTGCACCGAGACGATACGGTCTGCCGATCAGATCAATCACGCCACGCGGATGTTGGACGTAACAGGAAGACTGCCCACCAGCTGCCTTGTCAGTCGTTTGCGCGGCACATCATTACCTACAGCATCAAGCACCGATGCCAACTCCAGTTGCAGGCTTGTTGCATCCCACTTGCCGGACACAATCTGGCCGACGTAACGAGTGATCAGCGTGGGGGATTCGGATTTATTGGCTGGGTTAACGATGACAGTACGAATATTGGCGATCCAGCGGTCTTGAACTGCAGTCTGTCCCCAGCCACGACTCAGTGCGTTATTGGGAAATGCCAAGGTGGCCGGTTGATTGTCTCCGGCTTTTGTCACGGTCGTACCGCTAAATACAAACGGCATAAAGCCGTACATAAACAACTCGCCGGTTTCGACGTGGGCGAAAGGGGCATCTTCGTTGACCCAGTAATTCTGGAAGCGGTAGCCGCCTACAGCGTCCTCGGTGCGAAGTGTGATGAACTGAGCAAAAGCAAGGGTGTCGCTCATAGCCCGATCCGCTTACGTTGTGTAGTATTTTGCCGCAGGGTAGTCAAAGCGCGGCGTTCGCCTTGTGCAGCGCCCTGTGCAGCCGCCTGTTGCATCCCGCGCTGGAACTGATCGTTTGTGACGTAATCGACGCTGTTGATGCGTTCCACGCTGTAGCGAACGTCGATAGCAGCTGGGGCGGCAACCATCGTGGCAGTACCACCGCCACCGCCATCACCTGCGGGAATTACGGCGGATCCACGGGCACCGGCGGCGTAGCGGTTCATGGCGCCACGCATTTTGCTGGCGGGGATGATGTATTCCGGCTGGCTGCCTTCACCGATTAGAGCACGTGTAGGGCCAGTAACAAAGCCGCCTTCGGCATAGCCGGCTCCGGCTAGTGGGGTACTAAATACCCTGTCCATAAACTTGGCATTTCCGGTAGCTGTTCTAGGCTCTAACCCCTTGCCTGCACGACCGCCGATAAAACCGAGAATTGTTTGAAGGATATAAATTTCAATGAGTTTGGCGATCATTTGGGCTGCCATGTCCATAAAG